CCGTCAATTCCGGCGGCTGCCTGGGCGTCTTGTCTTGGGACGTAATAATGCGAACAACGGCAATTTATAACTTCGGCCGCGCCTCCGGCCGGATCTCCAGGAAACGCCATTTGTTGACCTCCTACAATAAAGAGATCGTTTTCCTTGACTTGTTGTCCGTCTGCGGCTGCATGACTATCGCGAACGCGGTCATCGAATGCCGCGATCCAAACCTTGTCTTTTTGTACGCCTGGAAAAATTGAATTTGCTGCCTCTTTTTGTGCAAAATTTGCGGCCGCGGTTGTTTCCGTTCGGACCAATCTTTCGGCTTGTTGTTGTGAATATAAAGAAAATTGATTTCTTAAAATCCTGGCTTGTTGTGACGATCCCATTGTCATGAATTCCGGATCCGAAATTAATTGTTGCGTAATTCTTTGCAACGTTTTTAATGCGGTCCCTTTTACTAACGTCACGCGTTGCGCTCCCATTGCGGATCCAAAAGATCCAAACGCATTTTTCCAAATATCAATTTGATTTTTGTCAAATGATTTTTTAATGAATTTTTTAAAGTTTCCGGAATACCATTTTGCGAATTGCAATCCGGTTTCTTGATATAGATCTCTATAAATTTTTAAAAGATCCTTTTCGTCAAACAATAATTTAAAAGACGTTTGACCTTGCGAAACAAACGATTGAATTCCTTTGTCATATTCTTTTTTATAAAAGCGTTTGACCTTTGAAATTTGTTTTCGTTCCGCTTTGTCCAAGTTTTTTTCAAACTCCGTTTGCCATTTGTCGCGGTTTATTTCCAAAATTTATTCTTTGTTTATCTTGTCCAATGTTTTTTCGGTCCAAATTTTCATTGCAGTCCCTCCCCAAAGATTCCAGGAAACAAATCCATTGTCTTTCCATGGCGTTTCCTTGTACTGATCCGAAATAACTTGATTCCCGTCATGTCTCGAAAAAAATGATTTAACTCGATTTAACATTTCAATCGTCAAAGGATCTCTATTCGACAACATTGTTGCGCGTCTCCAACCCGTTGGCGTTCCCGCCTTGACTTCGTCTTTGTATTTTTCACGCCATTCGATCATCCTTTTGGCGTTGTTTGTTGCGGTTTGCGGATAATTGTCAAACGTTTGATCTTTTATTATTGTTTCTTTTTTGCTGAAAAATTTATCAACGTCAACGTCGATTGATTCAACCGGGATTTCCAATTCGTCGATCCCTTTGACCGGAATTAAGTTTGACGGAATATAATAATCGTCAAGATTTATATTTTCGTCATCACGTCCGTAATTCATTGCGGCCCTTTTTTCGTTTGGCGTAATCCACCAGGCCTTTAATAACTGATCAACGATCTTGTCCGTTTCCTCTTGCAATTCCGGAATAACTGAAAAATCAAATTCAATACAAAGATTTTCGCCATACTTTGGCGCCAACCAACGATTTAATTCGTCTTTAATCTTTAACAATTCGGGAATAACGCACGATTGATACAATGCTTTTTTCGCCTCTTTCATGTTATTATAGGAACTTGAATCGGTATTATTTAACAATTGAACGGGAACGTTGTAAATATTACATAAATCTTTAATACTCGCATTGTATTGCTCAATCAAAGAAACGTCCGACGCGTTTAATCCAAAATTTACCCATGATAATTTTTTCGGAGTTATAATAATATCTCCGGCATTGTTTGATCCTTGATGTTGTTGTTTGAATTTTTCTTTTAGTTGTTTCGCTTGAACTTCATTAATATCGCCCTCGTCGGACATTAATAATCCCCTCGCCGTTTGGTTTTGTAGATATTTAACTCCGGTTTGAACGGCTTCATTGTTTGTTGTCAATGATCGTAAACCGGCCCTCAATGGCGATTGTCCGTATAAATGAGATCCGCTCCCGTCATAATGCGGATTAAAATCTTTTATGTGACAAATTGATTCCGCCGGGATTTTATGTTGTCCGTTATATTCGATAGTATAATGATCAACCGGCTTCATGATCCCTCCGGAAACGATTTCCATTATTTGAGACGGCATGACGTATAATTCGGAATATTTTGTATTTGATCCGGTTTCCGGTCCTATTCCATAAATGTAACGATTCCCGGTTAATTTACCGAACGCGATCAATTCAGTCATAAACGAATTATAACTTTGCGCCGGATTTGGTCGTTCTAATATTTTATGTAATTCCGTTTCATGTAATTCAATCAACGATCTTTTTTGCAGCATTGCCGCTTTTTGTATTGTTGACGAATCCATGATCCCGGACGTCAATGCCTTGTATCTTTTATAATCGTTTTCGTTTGTCTTTTCGTAAACCTGGAACGGAATTGTTGTTGCTGCCTTTGTAATTAAATTGATTAAAGAATAAATCGTTGAATTCTTTTGATAACCCTCGGTAATATAAGAATTGTCGTTTTCAGTATTCCAAACGATTGAATTACCTAACCAATTATAAATCGATTTGTTATAATCGGCTGCGGTTTGTTGTGTATTTTTTTTTAATAAATTGGTAAAACGATCCAGGATTGACGCCATTTGTAAAAGATAAAAATTTTCGGTAAAAATACAAAAATAAATTTTGTTTCTAAATTACAAAAAAATCCGTTCGGTTTTTAAATTTAGAATAAACGCAATATCTCAACGAATCGATTAAATGATTATTCTTGTCAATCGGCTTGTTTATTATTGTATTGTCTTTTAATTGCTGCCAATAATATGAGTATTGTTCGCGTTTTAAATTTGTTGATTCGTTTGAAATAAAAACTTCGTATTCTTTTAACATACTGATCCCGGCGTTTATTGATCCCGGTCCTTTAATCGCTCCCTTTGCAAGAATTCCCATTTGTCGCAATTCCTCGATCGACTTTGGCTCGGCCGAATCGCAATAACACAACGTTTGATCCAGGTTGTTTTCTTTTAAAAAGTTTGCAATGTCTCGATTTGTCATTCCTTTTTTATACAACAATTCATGTACAAACAATTTGTCTTTAATTCGTCCAACTGATAAAATCGCCGCCGGATCATTTGTAAAACCAAAATCAAGTCCGAGCGTAATTTCGTCAAATTGTGGAAACTGATCAAAAGGAATTGATTTCCAATTACCAAAAATTTGTCGTTGTGAAAAAACGGCCCTTTGTCCTTGACCATAAACGCGCCAATAATCCGGATCTCGATCTTTAATTCGTTCGATCTCTTTAACTAATTCGGACGGCAAAAATTGATTGTCTTTGTATGTTGTTATAAAAAGATCGCAATCGTCTCTTTCAATTACTTCATTGTACAACCAATGTATTGGATCCGACGGATTAAAGTCAATGATCATTTCGTCAATTGTTCTCATGTTTAATTGTCGAAAAGATTCAAACAATAATTCATTACTTTCATTTAAGAAACAAATGTTGTGTTTTGCACCTCTAATTTTTTGCGGATCGTCGGTTGATAAGAATTGAATCGTTGATCCGTTATATTTAAAAGTATTGTCGGCCTTGTTGTGGATCCCTTTGTAATATATTCCAAGTTTTGTCGCTATTGAAATAAAATCGCGCATGACGGACCTTTTAAGAGACGGCAATGTTTGACGAACAATTGAGATCGTAATTGGATCCGTTGTTGTTGTCATCTTATAAATTAAGTATTGAACAATTGCATAAGTTTTTCCGGACCTTGTTCCGCCTTGATGCACCTTGATCCGCGCCTTTGAATTTAATGTTTGATAAAATTGAATATTACAATATTCTTTTATTTTTCCTTTGCCGGAGTCCATTCAATAATTTTTGATTCGATTTCGCCATTCATTTGGATTTCCTGGCGCTCAACAAACCCACGCTTTTTTCCTTTTGTTTTTAAATAAAAGATCGTCGCGGTCGTGTTTCCGTTTTTAATTTGTTTATGCAATTGAGATTCAACGAAATCCAATGTCATGTCTTGTAATTCGTCAACGGCTGCTTTAAACTTTGAATCATTATTATAATATTTATAAAACGTTGATCGATTGCAATCAACAATTTTACAAGCGGTTGTCACAACGCCCAAGGATTTTTCCAATGCTTCGATCAAACTCTTTTTTAATATGTTGGTTTTTGTTGCCATAATGCAAAAATATAAAAAAATAAATGACAAAAAAAAACCGCTATTGATTAGCGGTTTCGGAATTAAGTTGTTGTTGTAGTCTTTGGATCTTTAGTTTCAAGCGTTTTGATTGCGGTTTAATGGACTTTAACTTTAAGATCATGTTTATTATCTTATTCATTATAAAAGTGTTTAAAAAGGCGGTTTTTACGCCGCCTTGTGGTTTATATTGCTAATTTTAATTTTTTATTTTCTTTGATCAAACTTTCTTTGCTTCTTGACATCCATGTTTTTGGCCATTCAATAAAATGTTTTTTTGCGTAACCGATTGTCGATTCATTTGCTTCAATTACAAAATTTGAATATTCTTGAAATGTTTTAAATGAATTAAACGGCTCGAATGTTTCTTTTGTGAATCGGTTTGTAATTAGTTTATGATCTCTTTTTGAATTACAAAAATCAACCCATTGTTGTTCCGTATAATTTGAATAAACTGCAATTTGATCGTTGTATTTATTAATTTGCAATTCTAATCTTTCAATTTCCTTTTCAATTCTTTGGATCTTGTTTAATCTTTTTAATTCCGTTTTAATTTGTGCAGCAATTAAAAGATTCTTTGCTTTTGGCAATTTTGTTTTTGTTATGTATCGAATATGTAAACGTTGAATATTATAACCTCCGGCAAATATTGCTTCCGTTGAAAATGAATAATCTTGTCCGTCTCTTGTGATTGTTCCGTAAATTTCAAAATTTCCTTTTGCTGAAATTCCCGATGTGAATTCTTTAACAACGTCATTGTCATTTGTATAAACAATTACAGATTTGCAAAGATCATGAATCAATGATAATTCAATTATTTCTTTTCCAAATTCAGAAACTTTTCTTTTTGTGATCTTTTCCTCAAATGCAATTGTTTCGTTTTTTCTTGCAATAATTTGATCGTGCATTAAAGTCAAAACCGCTTTTAATACCTGGTTTGACGTTGTTTCGATGATTTGTTTTGTGTTTTTCATGTTGTAAATATTTGATCGTTGCTTCATTGCAACAAGACAAATATAAAAGAATTTTTTCAATTACAACATAAAATTAAAAGAATTTTTTAAAAAATATTATTTTCCGCATAATTCGCAAAGATCCGAATCGTCTGTTTTTGTTTCGTTTTCGTCTTGATCGTCTTGATCAATATCAAAAGACGGAATGTCAACCCCCCAATCAACAAGATCTTTTGCGTCCCATTCATTCGCCAGGATGTCCCAATCCCAAGCGCCAAACCCCGAATTGTCTTTAATTATAAATTCTTTTTTTTCAGATTCCGACAATCCCTTTTCAATTTGAATTGGAACTTCAAACATTCCGGCCGCTTTACATGCTTTTAAACGCATGTTTCCGCCTAAAATAACCATATTTTCGTCAACAACAATCGGACGGATTTCCAACATTTTGGGAAAATCTTTGATTGATTTTATTAATTTTTTGAATTTAGGATCTGAAATAAACCTCGGATTTCCCGGAGTTTCTTTAATTAATTTTATATTAATCCAATTAGTCATTTTCCTTTAAAGTGTACCATGTAAAAGAAAAACCAACAACTAATAAAAAGAATTGCAATTCGTGTTCAACTTCGCCGGAAATTGTTGCCTCGTTTAAAAATTCATCGTCCATTGATGACGACCAATAATTTATTCCAAAAACTACTCCGATAATATTATAAATTGACGTGTTAAAATTTAATCTCATACTTTCCAATATTTGTCGTAAAGATACAAATATAATTCCCAAACTTTGTCGTTGGCTTCATTGTTCGAGTAAGTCCCCGGAGACATTGATTTCAGTCCGTTTTCGTCAATAACTACTTTTAAACCGGCCCTCGTTGGATGTACTGCAACTTTTATGTTGTTATTAATGCACCATTGAATCGCCTTATAATGACGATCCGTTGGAAACAATAATTTTTTCTTTTTTGCCATATTAAAAAGGAACTTGATCTTTATAAACTTTTAAATTTGACGTCGCCAATTCGATGTCTTTATAAACGCCGCCATTTGTAAAATCCGGAGCAATGTCAAATTCGCCAAGTTGTCCATTTTCTTTTCGTTTTACCTTTTCAACATAAATTTTAACAATGTCCGAATCGAATTTTGTTTTTTGACCGATACAACGATAAACAATTAATCCGTTGTATGCTTTATTAAAAAAATCCGCGGATCCGCTTATGTCGTACAATGTCGGCTTTTTATAAGATCCGTTTTCCGATTCGATTTTTCTTGGATGTGCAATTAAAAATAAATGTGTATTTGTTTGCTGACAAAATTGTGTAATTAGTGACAACGCTTTTCCGATATAAGAATGATCTCTTTGCGCTGAATGATCAAGCATATTCCAAGGATCAATGACGCAAACATTAATTCCCTTTTGAAATACTAATTCTTTAAAGGCGTTTAATATTCCGTTTAACGTTAAATTTTCCAAGTCAATTTTTATCCAATAAAAATGATCTTGAATGAAATCTTTTGTTTGGTTTAATTGATCGTTTTTACAATTTGTTTCATTTAATTTATTTGCAATTCTTTTAATGTGGCCCTCGTATGGAAACGACTCCGGAGCAAACATTGCGCAACGCATATCGTACCGCGTCGCCAGGTTGCAACATATTTGATCCATGACGTCCGATTTTCCCGAATTTGGAATTCCACTAACGACGGACCATTGTCCCAATTCCATTTTGAAAAAACTATCGGAATTCGGCAAACCAATTGAGTAATTTTTAACGCCGTTTTCATTATAAGACAAAACATCGTTCCAAATATCATTGACGCTCAAAACGCCCTCCATTGGAAAATTTTTGGCCGATTTTAAAACGTCTCTTAACTTTTCCGGACCAAGATTAATCAAAACCTCGTTCGGATCTTTATAATCGCCGAAATCAACGTATTTGCAACGATAGGATCCAAATCGTCTTGCCAATTCATTTCGGAGCGCAATTCCTGGAGAATCGTTGTCTGTGCAAAGAATTATTTCTTTTTTATTTTTAAAATATTCAAAACAATTGTCAAGATATTCAAGTCTTTGATTTCCTTTTGATGCTCCATTTGGGACCGAACAAACCGAATAAATTCCGGACTCATGCAAAGACAAAGCATCCATTTCGCCCTCTACAATAAAAACCTTGTCCATTGCTTTAACATTGTCAATTCCATAAAAAATCAACTCCGCTCCCGAAACCATTTTGAAATTTTTTTGTCCGTCTCGATATTTTACATTAATCAATTTGTTGTCTCTATAATAATTAAAATTTATACAATTTCTTTTTTCCTGGACTTGCGGAAAATATTCAATTGATTCGCCAATTTTCCAATTGATTAAAGTTGATTTTGAAATCCCTCTTTTGGAAAACCAATTAATTATTTTTTCGGATAAATTAATTTTTATTTCAACCGGTTTAATAAATTCCGGCTTGACTTGAAATTTTGTTGTTCCACTAAATCCGCAATTGTGACAATTGAACAAACCTTGATCAAGATCAACGGACAAACATTTGTCACGTTTGTTTTTTCTTGTATGGCTGCATTTTGGACATTTTGTTTTGATTTTTCCGGTTGACTTATTTCCAACGTCAATTCCGAAATCGTTAAAAGTTTTCATTTTGTTTTGTTTTGTTTTGTTTTGATTCGTAAATGTAAAAAAATTTTTTAAATATTTTTTAAGAAAATCAATTGTTCGTCATTTAATAAATTATTTTGATCGATGCAATATGACAAAACCTTTGTTTTTTTAATATTTGATTCTTTAAAGATCATGTAATTGGTTGCATATCCTTTAAATTTGTATTTTGGAAACTTTTCACAAATGAAAAAAGCAAAACAATCAACGCTTGAAACGTTTGTTTTTTGGATCATTAATTGACGATCCCTTGTTGCTGCTTTTACGTCAACGGACATTCCTTTAAAATTACAATCGAAATTGTCGGTCTTTTTTTTCTTTGATGTATTTTTGATTTCAATATCAAGAAATAAATTTTGCTCCCTGGCGAATATGAATTCGGCGCCAAAACCGATCAAATTTCTTTTAAAGCCATTTTCAGTCAAACAACCATGACCATTCCAACCGGTTTTGACTTTGTTATCTTGTCTCATTTGTGAAATGATCTTGACAATTTCTTGTTCCGTTTTGTTTAAATAATAATTTTTATTTATTTCCATTTAAGATCCAATTTTTTAATTCGTCAAATTCATTTGATTGCAATGTTTGTTTAATATTAAACTCATGAATTTTTCCGGATTTTGTATTTGCTCCGATTTCTTTTTCGCCCGTTGTTGGACTTCTATAAACAAAAAAATCAACCAAGTTTTTAATCTTTTCAAATGCAATCGGTTTTTGTTTTGATTTATGATCAAGCATAAAACGATCAATGTATTTAATCCCGTTTTTATCTATATTCCTAAATTTTAAAATTGATAAAAAATTCTTTTGCCAAAACTGATCATTTCTTAAATTCTTTGAAACAATATAAACATCCTTTAAATTATATTTATCAAGTCTTTCAATTTTATCAAGACAATCAATCCATTTGTTAATTTGATTTTTTGTTTTTGGTTGATATTGTTTTGGAAATAAATCGACAAAAAACGGAAACGCCTTTTTTAAATTATCATTATAAATTGGCGATTTTGTTTTATTGTCTTTTACTTCTTTTATTATTTCTTTATTAATAGTATTACTTTGTTGCGGATTTACCGGCGCCGGTTTTTCCGTCGCGGTTTTTGCGGCTGCGGTTTTTCCGGTTGCGGTTAAACTTGGTTTTGTGCTTAAATAATAATTGTAACCGGCAAATTTTCCCTTGTTTCGGACCTCCTGGCGATCCAAATATCCAAGATCTGACAATTCCTTGATCCTTTTATTAATTGCGTCTTTTCCCTCCTTAAAATGGCCGCAAATGAATTTGATACAAATTTCCGCGTCGTCGGTATGTGAAAAAAGCCAACAATAAAGTCCGGTTGCGGCTGCTGAAATTCCTTTGTTTCTAAATATTGAATTCGGAATTATTGTAAATCTCGAAAACTTTTTTGGTTTATAAATTTTATTGACTTTCATTTTGTTTTGTTTTGTTGAAAAAAAAACCCCAAAAATTTGGCGGTCGCGGTCGCTTCATTAATGGAGAATTTTTAATCTTATTTATTGCCGCGACGCAATGATCAAAAATAAATTAAATATTGTAATTGTTTTTTATTTTGTCGCAAAAAATTCTTAATTCGTCAAAAACCGACTTGAATTCTAATAAAGGAATATTTTCGTCCTCGTATTTATACCAAAGTAATTCAATTAAAAGATCAAATTCAACTCGCGTTGCTTCGCCGATATAATTATATTTATTTTTTGTTTTTTTAAGATCTTTAGTCCAACGGACCTTTTGATTAATTTCGTCAAAATATATTGAATTATATTTCATTTTTTTTATTCTTTGTTAAAGTATTTATTAATCGTTTCGACGCAATCGTCAAAATCATTATGACAATGGACGCTCCAATTGCACTTTTCAAGCCATTTAAGCCACTTTTTTTGATTCTCTGTCGGTTTGTTGTACTTATACTTTAATTCAATCGCTAAACCATTAAAAATTCCATTCGGTGTAAATATTAAAAGATCCGGAATTCCAGGTTTTGCGCCAAGATATTTCATTTTGTATTGTTCAAATTTGGATCTCTTGCCCTCGTTCATTGGATGAGTGTAAATAGTACCCGGATATTGTAACTCAATATAATTCATGACGGCCCTTTGTAAAAGATCCTCGCCTTTTAAATATTTATCAAATGGATTTTTTTTCATTTTAAATTTCGTTGTCTAATTTTCCGATCAAATATCGAATTTGTGATTTTTCCAAAACTTCGGAAAACTTTTGATCGCCTTTAATTATTACTAAAATATAATGATCTTTTTTAACTTTTTTAATTGTGATCTCTAATCCGTCAAACATTTTTAATTTTTTTCATTTAATTTTTCGATTTCAAACTCTAAATGCGCAATTGCTTTTTTAATGTCGTCAATTGGTTTTTCATGTTTTCGCGGACTCCTTAATAAATAAGTGACGGCCGTACCTACATTGTAAGTACAATCAAAATCGCTAACAACAAAACGCGCTTGATAATTTCTTTTTTTGTTTGTTCCAATATAATAATCCGGAACTCTATTATCTTTTTTTATTTTCATTTTTTCGTTTTTTTGCAATTATGGTTTTTTCATTCATTTTGCTTTTTATTAATATAAAATTTATTTCCCTAAAATAATTATCATTTAAGTAATTCAAATATTTGCTCATTTTTTCAACTTGATTAATTCTTTTTTTAATATATCGTTTTCAATCTTTAAAGAATTATATTGATATAATAATTCGTCATTTGTCATAAATTTTTCCTCAAATCCGCTTAAAATATTTTTTTTCAAAGATTCAAAATTCGATTTAAAAACAACATCTTGATCAATCCAGGATTGAAAATGTTTCAAAGCATAAACGACCGACGAATGATCTCTTTTGACTGATTTTCCAATTTTTGCCAAAGAATAAAAAGTTGTATTTCTTGCCAACCAAAAAAACGCGCCTCGTGCCATTACGATTTCCCTTTGACGTGTGTTTTGACTGATGTCACAATTAAAATGTTTGTCAACTTTAACGATCAATTCGTTTAACTCTTGAAACGGATCGTCATATTCTTTAATAATTACAATTTTTTCCACTTGTTTTGATTGTTTTTTAAAAAGGTTTTTAAACCAATAAATAATTTTTTTCATTTTATTAAATTTTTATAATATTAAACTTCCGTCATCGCCAAAATCGTTCCAATTATAACCGGAAACAATTCCGTTTTCTTTATACAATTTATAATCTGCAAACGCTTTTTTCCATGCGCGACGGCCTTGATCCAAAAATTCATCGCTTAATGTGTAAACCTCAATTGAATAAGGATAATTTGATTCAACGGCGATAAATTTAAAATTGTTGATCCCGAGTTGATCCATGTAAAACGCCGCTTGTAAATGATAGGAATATTTATAAATATCTCTTTTGAATGCAATTGGCGAATTGTCTTGACATGTTTTGACGTCTGAAATATAATCGCCAACTCTATTCAAAACGTCCGGTCTTATTCTAACGTCAATATTTTCAAATTTTTTATAATGTGATAATTCAATTTCGCCTTGACAATATTTTTTTGCTAATTCGTGGTTTCTGAAATTGTCAAGAATTTTTGTAATCCTTGAATGATCGTCAAAAGATACCAATTGTTTTCCCTCGGCTTTTTTTTGTTCAATTTCAAATTGTTCTTTTCCGGCTTTTGTTCTGCGATCAATTTTTGGCATGACGTGGAAATCATTATAATATTTTTCGGATTCCAACATTGCACCATGAACGGCCGTTCCAAATGCCATTGACGGCGATTCAAAAGGTTTTTGATTTAAAAAATGATAAACCGATTTTTTGTAAATTGATTTTAATCCGGACGCGCTTATTCCTGGCGACGAATGATAAATTTCATTTGTGTCAAATTTTGTTTTCATGTTTTGATTTTTAATTTTGATTTAAAATGTAATCAACTTGTTCGTCAATTACTTGTTTTTGTTTTCTGATCTTTAATTCAAGTTTGTTTTTTTTAAAACTTTGCTTTTGAATTTTTTTCTTTAATCGTTCAATTTCTGTTTCCATTGCTTTGGTCCTTAAATACAAAAATCCGGATGCTTGATTGTTTAAATGTGACATGCTTTAAATGTTTAAATGTTAATAATAAAAACACTAATTTAAAGAAATTATTTCGATTTGCAAAAAAACTTTAAAAAAAGCGATTCCAAAATAAATTGAAACCGCCTTGATTGATCATTGATTTTTAATTAAAAAGGTAAATCGTCATCGTTGTTTTTTGGCGAAATACTTGTTTTTTCCTCCAACACTTCTTTCGGTTTGTAGGTGTTAAAACTCATTGAAACGCCTCCGTCGTCATTACTCCAAAGAGTGAATTTAAACTGAACGTCTCCGTTGTATTCGCTTTTTGCGTCAACAACATCGTCTCTTTTTAAACATTCAATTAATTTGTTCGGAGTAATTACTCCATTTGCCAAAATGTTTTCGTTTGATGTTTCGCCTTTTGGGAAAAATCTTATTCCGTCAACGTAAATTGTTTTTTTGCTCATGATTTTGTTTTTATAAATTAAACTTTGTTTTTATTTTTGTTCTAAATTCTTTTTTCATTTTGTAAGCGGCAAGAACATTTTCCGCTTGACTTTTTTGTCCCTTTAATGTTGCAACAAGTTGAGTTTCGGTCAACCATGGTCGCGAATCCTTTGATTCAATATTTTGATCCTGGTTGTTTTTAGCGTTGTCAATTTCCTCTTTTGATGCAATTGATGTGTCAATTCCGATTCCAAGATAACCCAATGCGCGACCAAGTGCCGATGTAAAACCATTTTCAACAAATGATGTTTTATTGATATAACTTGAATCTCGATATTCTTGCGAATGCGCTGAAACAATTTCAATTGAATTTTCGTTTAAAATTGTAACTTTAAAAATTGCCTCCGATTCATTGATCGAAACAATGTTTTCTTTGATCTGCCAATTTTTATAAATGGCCGTTGATCTGAAATAAATCAATCTTTGATTTACGGGAATATAATCATTCCCTTTGATGTTAATTGTTTTCATTTTCTTGTTTTGAATTAATAAAAAATTTACTCTTTTCCTTTGAAATTCCTTTTAATAATTGCGGAAATTCCACTTCATAGACTTCAAAAATTGAGTCCATGATCGCGTTTAAATAAAACCCGTTTTCGGCCAAAATAATGGCCTCGCCAATTGTGAATGTTGTTGGATTTTGGAGTCTTGATTTTAATGTTGGCATTGTGCATTTTAGCAATTTACAAACATCATAACGCTTTAATTTTAATCGCTTCATTTGTGCGACGAATAGATTTTCAAACATGTCTTTAAATATTTTGATTTAATGCAAAAATAAAAAATAATTTGCAATAAAAAAAAATATTTTAAAAAAAGACGCCAAAAAGGAAAAAAAGAATCTCCAAATTGGCGTCGGCAAACAAAACAAAAAAGTTAGTATTTATTTATTATTGAATATCTGTTGTAACTGCAACGTCGTCGTCGTCATTTGGGACGTGTGCTTTTATTTTATAATTATTTTGTTTCACATTAAAAGTCATTCCGTCAATTATTGACGATTGTTTTTCTTGCAATAAATTGCCGTAATCAATCCAAACTTTATTGTGAAATCCAATTGGTTTTTTGTTTTTGTTTTTAAAATTGCCGTCGTAACGTGTGACAAATTCTCTGTAATCGTTTGCAATAATTTGCGATTTTAAAAGTATCGGATCTTTCCACAAATCGCCAATTGGAAAAAACCCGGTACCAATGTTATTGTCTCTTGATCTGTATTTTGGATATAATGAAACCCCAAAATCAATCTTAAACTCTTTTTTGGTTGTTTTAACTCCTGGCGAATTTATTTTTGTGATATAAGTTTTTTCAATGTCCGGCGGATTTACTCGTTCCGGAACGTTTAAAGTAACATTGTCATAAAACGTTGTATTATAATCAACATCATTACACGTTGGAGTCATTAAAAAAGGCGTCAAATTAATCGTGCCAACATTTGACAAATTACCTTGCGCGTCCTCCTGGTTGTCACGTCGTTGTATTCCTTGTGTATTGAATTTAATTTTTACGTTTGAATACTCATTGACGCTTGTCATTAAAACGTATGTTGTAAGAGATGACGACGTTTGCACCCATTTTTTGTCAACTTGATTCCAATAATAAAAATCTGTGACGTATGTTGTCGGTCCGTTCCAGTTAATTGACATTGAAACCCTAAAATTTGCAAAAATTGTTCCGCCGATTTGTGAATTGTTTGTGTTAAATTTATTATAAACACTCATGTTAAAACCATAATCGCCGACTTCGTCAATTGATTTTGGCCTTAAATCTCCGGACGGAAATGTAAATTGTCCGATTTTTGGGATCCTAAACATTGTCAACGGCGTTGCCGTCGTAACGTCAAAACCTGGTTGAATTCTAACGCACCAATTTCCGGCTTTTGGATTTTCTTGCGTCATTAAAGTTGTCAATGTATTGTATTGCTCGTATTGAATCGGAATAATTGTCCCGGCTAAATCTTTATTGTATTCAAATCCGGAATTGTAAAAAGGGAAAATTGTATCGCCTCTTTGCCATTTTATTGTCACTTTATCAAAAGGTTGTAAATATTCCGCTTGTAAGTTTTTAGAGACGGGAATTAATCTTTCGGGCGCTGAAATTGAAACGTAATCATTTGTCAATGAAATTGGTAAATAAGCGCCGGTATAATTGTCCCCGGAAAAAACTTCGGTCAAAAATCTTTCGTTGTTTTGTTGCTGCGTTAATAGTGTTATTTTGTCTCGAATTTCCGTTGGAATTGTTGTTGGATTTGACGTTGAAACCTCGTCTTTAATTTCATTTTTAAGACTTATATCAAATAAATTTGAATGTTGTGTGACATAAAATTTCCCAAATGATTGAAAAATTCTCATATTATTTAAAGTAAATAACGCCTCTAAAGTCTTTTTTGACGAATAGTTGTCGAATTTTGCGGTAAATTCCGCATCCGGACCAAAAGCGCTTGAATGATACGGAAAACGTTGTGGAAATGGCGCCGGTACCGGATAACTTAATCCAAATAAAGCAATTGTTCCAATGTCTTGTTGAAATGCAATTGGAATTTCAAGATCTAAATCGTCAATAATTTTATAAATTCTTTGAATGTCGTTTAATGCGCCAAGATCATTTTGTTGATCAAATGTTTCGTAATAAGGCGCGTCAAAATCATTAAGCGTTCCGAGTCCGTCAAATGCATTTAATTGAATTTTGTATGGTTTGGCCTGGAGTTTTTCCTTGTATCTGTCAACGACCATGAAACCGGTCCAATAAAGATCGTAATCAACAATCTTGTAATCCGTTAATTGTGATTTCCAACATAAATCGCCCTCCATTACTCCAAGATCTTGATTTACTCGATTTGCGAAAAAACTATAAAAAGAGTCATAATTTAAAACGTCGTCAATGCATCCCAATGATTCAATCGTTGTATCGTTTGAAAAAACGCGATTTTCAAAACTTGTTGCAATTGATTTTCCGTAATAAACATTGACTTTATATTCTCTTTCGTCAAATTTATAAAATTCGTCATAATTTGTTGATTCGGTTTCTAATAATTGAATTGTGCATTTAGATCCGATTATTGGTTTATAATAATCGTCTGACGATTGCCAGGATATTTTTATCGGATCTTTACCTCCAATAAGCGGAAAAACTTCCGTCGATAAATAATCCTTTTTTAATATTTCAAGACGATACGGATTTCCGTCAACATCTGAAAAATCAAGACGATATTTTGTTTGATAACCCATTTTTTTATTTTTAATATATTCTTTCGGCCGTTTCGTTTGCTCTTTCAAACGCAATCAAAAGATCTTGCCCGTCAAGTCTAACATCGCCAACAATATTCACTTGACCACCTCCGCCGCCTCCATTATCTGCCAACATTCCTTGCAATTTATTTAATGGCGCAATAACTTCCGGATTTGATTTTGCTCCTGGATATTCTCCAACAAGTCCCATTGTCGGACCGCTAACAATACCACCGGCCGCAAATTTTGAAAACGAACTTGAAATCAACGCCGTTGCTCCGGCAATTAATGCCGGTAAAACAAAGGCCGCCGCCGGTCCGAATGATTTCGCGGATTCGGTTGCTCCCGTTATTGAGTTGGTCATGGAAACCGATAAATTATGTCCGATTATTTTTAAAGCATCTTTTGCAAGTGTACCAACAAAAGCGCCCATTGCGGATTCTGCGCCTCCTAAAGCGTTCGTAATTGAATTTCCTATTTGTCCAAACGCGCCGTCAATTTGCGTTCCGATTCCTTGCATCAATGTTTCGGCCTCTGACATCGTCATCATAAATCCCATAAACATGACCTTTTTTTCCTCATAAACGGCCATTTGTGCCTCCTTTTCGGCTTCGTCAAATTCCGCTCTCATTTCTGCGGTCATTAATCCGTTTTCCTCGGCCATTGCTCGTAATTCCTCGTAATGCAATGCAATGCGTTCCTTTTCAAGCGCTTGTTGTTGTTCCTCTGACGCGTTTGTTGCATCAAGAATTTGTTGTTTAACGTCCAACATTCGGGCGTTTTCGTCGGCTTCTAATTGTCCCAATGTCGCCGATTTTGCTTGTTGCAATGCAATTTCTTGCGCGGATCCCTCCGTTGTTTGAGCAATTAAATCGTCGTAATATTTTGTCGCTTCGGCTTTTCTTGCAACATAGGCGGCCGCGTCGTTTGTGACTAAAGCGTTGTTGATTTCTTGTTGAACCGCTGCAATTTTTGCGGCTGCATCCGGATCAATCGCCGGTTTTATGGTGTAATCTGTTGATCCTGGAGTTGTACTCGGCGCGTCTGTTGTTGTACTTGTTTCAACTTCGGTTGTTTGTTTTTCGCTTGTTTCGGTTTCAAGTTTTATTTTGTCAATTTTACCGGCATTTAATGCATCATTAAAATTTCCGGCAACATCTGATCCAAGATCCGACGCATGTTGTCCGATTTCGTCAAATGCTTTTGATAAATTGCTCGACAATGCGTCTCCAATTCCGGAAAAACCGGACTTTATTTTGCCCATGTCAAGGGTAAAAATACCCATTAAAATGTCTCCTAAACTTCCCAAAATACCCATTGCAGCGTTTCCGAATGCTTTTAATATTGTGACTAAAGTTTTAAAAACAAATTTTCCGGTTGCTAAAGTATTTTTAAATTGCATGATCAACGCTTGAACGATCAATTTGACCGGCAAAGCGTTATTGTATAACTCAATAAAATAATTAGCAACTTTAACCAATGCCGCTTTTATTGGAGTCCAATTTTTAGCAATTACGGCCGCAACTGCTGCCAATGCTATAACCAACAAACCAACGGGACCGGTTGCCATTGTGATTGCCGCGCCTATTGCCGGAGCCATTGTCATAAGCGTTCCCAAAACGACCAAGATCGGTCCAATTGCTGCAACGACTGCGGCAAAACCAATAATTAATTTTTGCGTCTCCGGCGATAAACTTTTAAATTTATCGGATAATGATGTGAAAAAATTTCCTAACTTTTCAATTGTCGGAGCGACTGACGTCAAGATTGTTTGACCGACTGAATGCAAAGATTCTTTCATTGCATTCATTCCCTTGGCCATTTTAAAAGACGCCGTTTGTGCCGTTTTTTCAAACGCGGTATCGGTTGCGCCCATTGATTGAGACAATGCGTCAAAAACTTTTTTGTTGTCCTCGATCCCTTTTCCCGTTAAATCCAAAACTCCTTTTAATGCTCTAATATTTGGAAAAATTGCGGTTGTATCTTGTCCGGTTTTTTGCAAACCTTGTTGCAGCATTTCGAGTGTTGACATTAAACCTTGATCCGCCAACGACGCTTGAACGTCTTGCGTTGACAATCCCATTTTATTGAATGCCGCCTCGGCTTCTGCCGTTGGTTTTTTTATACTCGCTAAAATTGCGGTCAATTGTGTTGCTCCGGTTGCTGCATTTGTTCCGGTTTTTGACATTGCGGCCATTGCTGCGCCGACTTCGTCAAATGAAACTCCCATGTTTGACGCAATCGGAATAACGCCTCCCATTGCTCCGGCCAACTCTGACGCCTCCAATTTTCCCTCTCTAACGGCTGCAACCATTATGTCGGTTGCTGCGGACGCGCTCATATTTTCAACGCCATAAGCATTCATTGCGGACGTCGCTAAATCTGCAATTTGTTTTGTCTCTCCAAGTCCTATTGCGGACGCCTTTAAAGACATGTTTAAAGTATCGGTTGCGTCTGCGCCTCTTAATCCGGCGGACGTTATAAAAAACAACGCCTCGGCCGCTTCATTTGCGCTTTTGCCGGTATTGACGGCCATTGTTTTGGCCGTTTCGCCCATTTGTTTGACCTTGTCCCCGGCAATTCCAACCAACGATTCAATTTGGCCCATTGATTTGTCAAAATCAAAAGCCATTTTTGTGGCCGCTCCGGCGACTGCAACCAAAGGCAAAGTCAAAGACGCCGTCATACTTGATCCAACACTTTTCATTTTGGATCCGAATGCGTCCAATTTTCCCGACGCGCTTGATAATGCGCTCGTTAATTTTGACGAATTTCCGGTTAAATTGACTCTTAATTCCTGGCTTGACATGGTGTTATAATTAAAATTTCTTGAAACAAAAATACAAAAAAAAAGACGCTTTTATTTTAGCGTCGTTTTCTTTGTCATTGAATTGTATTTTTTTAAAAATTCGTTTTTTCTTTTTTCTGTCGATTGTGGGATCAATCTTTTTTGTTTTCGCTTTTCGTCAATAGGTAATTTAAACAATTGATGCGGTTTTAACATCTGCGATTTTTTCTTGCATTGTGAATTATAAATCATGACGGAAATATATCTTGTTTGTTCCCATTCAAGATTCGTTTTGTTATGATATGCCTCGGCCATTAAAGCGTTTTCCCTCCATGTTTGCCGCCAAAAATCGTCCGGTTTTAAACCGATTAATCCGATATAATATTCGGTTAATTTTAGGAAATTTATTTTGCTTTTGACGGCTTCGCTTTTCCCGGTTTTACATTTTCGGACATTGATATTCCTAAAATCTTCGATTCGAGCATTGTTTGAACAATGTCATTAATTTTTTCGGAATCCAGGTTGTCCAACCATGTTCCAACGCTAAAAAGTGTATAATCAATTACGTTTCCTTGTTCTTGATCATTCGCCAACATCGCCGAATAAATTAACGCTCTAATTCCTTTTAATGAAATTCCCTTTTCAAATGCTGATCCAATGTCTTGCAAAGGAATATTCATTTGCTCGGTAAATTCCGACCAAAAATTCATTGAAAAATGTAATGTTCTTTTTTTGCCTCCGATCTGTAAATCGATGAAACCTCTTTTTTTGTTTGCCATTATTTTAAGATTAAATTGATAAAAAAAAATGCCGTCGCCAAAATTGACGGCGGCATGAATATTTTAATAAACTTTTTTTCTTTTAGTTGGTAGATTTTACGATCGCTCCGGTAATTGTTAAACTTCCCGAATAAGAAACCGCCGCTTCCATTTCTGCCGAAACTTCAACGCTCGATAAAAAAGATTCTGCCGTATAAATTACGTCTCCACTTTCGGACGTTCCAAATACTGCGGTTATTCTTGTTCTGTTTAATAAGTAATCCGCTAATTCTACGGCATTTAAAGTGTCGTCGTATGCAACGAGTCCCTCGAATGAGATTTCGCCGCCTCTAACGCCTCCGATAAATTCCGAAAATCCTCCCGAATCTTTTGTTGTTGCCTCTGGTGTGTCAAGTGATAATGATAATGAACAACTTGTTGTGTGTCCAATAACGTTTCCCTCAATTTCAAGAACTAAATCTGTTCCATTAAATACTCCGGTTGTAGCCATTTTATAATTTTTTTAAAGTTTATTAATTTTCTTCAAATATACGAAATAAATATTTTATTGTTTTTTAAGGATTGTATTGTGTTAAATTAATCGCTTGATTTTCTGTCACAACATACGGCAAAGCAAAAAATTCATGAACATCGCCTTTAAATATTGTTTCCCTATTTGTTAAGGTGTGATTTTGAAATGAAACATGTCTTGTTCCGAGCGGAATCTCGCATGAATTTTTTTCGTAAATCTTGCGGCCGTTCATGTATAAAACACAACGTCCGGATTCCATTGTAAAGACGCAACGCAATCTTTGGTCCGGATCAAAATCTCCATAAATTGAATAGTATTGATTTCCGTTTCTTATATTTCGGAAATAAACTCGATATTTCCAGGAAACCCAAATATCAAATCGTTCTTGTCCGTTTGAATTTGCTATGCTGAAATATGATCCTTGTTTGTTATCGATTAATCTTGACGGCTTAAAATCCGCAAAAATTGTTGTTTGTGGCCTTAATTCTACGCCGGAAAATTCTTTATAAATATTGTCTTGACCTCTAAAACCGGCCGAATTATTTGATCTAATTAAACTTGACGCAAACAAATCGTTTTCCCATTGAAACCCATTATAAAAACACGTTGCGCCAGGAGTTAAATCTTCAAGTTGATTCAGATTGTCAAATTTTGGTTTCATTAAAATTCGGACCGGAATCGGATTAAACGAATATTGATTGTTCGGAAATTCAATTGTACATTCAAAACGCATCCATGGATTTGGAGTCACGCCGTCTTGCTTTACGTCTTGCGTTTTTTCCTCGTCTATTGTGTAAATTCTTGCACCCGCTTTTATACCGCTTGAATGTTTTACTGATTCAACATTACATGAATCAATATTCAAAAGAAAATCGGCATCTTCGCTTTGTGTTGTAATATTAACATAAAAGAATTTTGATGTTTTATGATTTTTAACATATCCCGAATATGTGAAACTCGTTGAAAATTGCTCCGATAAAAATTCAAAATCCGATCTAACATGTGAACTTGAATTTAAGTTTTCGACAAAGGTTGCAATTTTAGATCCGTCAATAAATCTTTTAGCATTAAAATCAACGTTCGTTCCACTATAAGAATAAGTCCCGGTATTTTGATCATGTGAATTATATTGATAATTAAATTTTTGTTCCTCAATATTTAAAACGGGACATGATTGTGGTTTTCCGTATAAATTGCGCTCCTTTTTAATATAAGATAATGTCGGAACACTTTGATCCATGTTTTGTAAAACCTGGCCTTTTGCAAGTCTATTTTTATAGGTTTCGCGTTCAACGTCCAAATCCGCTTGTCCCGAAATTGGGATTTGTGTATAAATTTTTCCTTGTTTGTATGCGCTCGGTTTAAAATAAAAAAAGGCGTCGTTTCTAATTGACATATTTTAAAAGATTTATCGCAAAAATACAAAATTTAAAAAAAAGATTGTAAATATTTAAAAAATAGAATTATTTCTTTAAAGACTTGACGATTTTTTCCGCGGACCTGGCGCCAAAATAACCGCCATAAACCAATAATAAAACACTTGATAAAAGATCAATCCATTTTTCATTGATCGAAAAATCTGTTAACGACGAATCGAGTATAATATAAATAAATAAATTTGCGGTCAAAAATGCCAATGTCATGGGCCGAATATTTCTTGTCCACCATGACGCGGAATTGTCCGAGATCCAACGTTTTGTCAACTCTTGCATTTCGATCATATCAAATTGCAACTCTGCCAACAACATTTCTTTGTCCTTATCTGACAATTTTCCGTCTGACTTTATTTTGTCGCTTAAAATATTTAATCCCTCGATTCCGGTTATTGATCCGGCAATGTCAAGAATTTCCGGCGCAACGTTTTTTCCTTGGTTTACCAACCAACGGATCGCGTCTCCGACTCTCGTTGTTCCATTCTTTTTTTTGTAGTCTCCAGGCATTTTTTAAATATTACAATATTCATTTTTAACGTCAAAACATGGACATGACTTTGCGGCGAATTCATTGTGGCCATGGATTGTCGCGTTTGGACTTAATCTTTTAAGCGTTTTTAATAGATCTAAAAGCGCCAATTTTTGATCCGGCGTTCTTGTATCTTTAGCAATAAATTTTCCATTTGCGCCTCTCTTTGACTCCACTCCGCCAACATAACAAACTCCAATTGAATTTTTATTTTGTCCCTTTGTGTGTGCGCCGCTTCTTTTTATGTTTCGGCCATAAGAAATCAATCCGTTTAAATGGATTAAGTAATGATAACCAATGTCCGAAAAACCTCTTTTTAAATGCCAAGATCTGATCGTTTCAACGCTCATTTCTTGTCCCTCTCTTGTGGCCGAACAATGAATTATTATTTTATTGATTTCCCTCAATTTTTTTTGTTTTTATTTTCTTGTTTTATTCTTTGAATTGTGTAAACTATTGACGCAATTAATAAAATTATTTTTAATGAATTTTCAATGTGCGTAAAAGAAACAACAAGCGAAAACGCGTTTAACGCGTAAACTTTTAGATCTGTCATTTGATATTTTTTTCTAATTAATTTAATTGTTCGACTTTATTTTGTATTTCTATAATTGCCCGGTAATATGTGCGATCTTTTAAATCGTCAATTAAATACTTGACTCCATTGTTTACGCTTGTAAAAATATTAAAATCATTTCCTTGCGTAAACATTTGCGGCCTTGATCTGACAATGCTTAAAATTTGATCAACCATTAAATTAACATCGAGATCCCCTCCGTCGTCGGACTCGTATCTCGCAATCGCTTCAATTCTTGTAATTCCTTGCGTAATAAATGACGATTGATTTTGGTCCGATTCATTTAATGAAACCGAATAAACCCGAATCAACGGATAATTTGCGTCTGACGGAATTCGATTATAAACGCCAATTGTTTGACTATTGACAACAACTTGATTTGTAAGCGCTGAAATAATTTGTTGACGTATAAATCGCATTGATGACCTCATTTGATAGTATTGTTTAAATTGTTTTTTAATCGATTTAACATGTTATTAAATCCAACTCTAACGGATCCAAAGAAAAACGGCCTTGGCTTCAAATTTCCAGGCCTTTGACCTTTAAATTGTGATGCATAACTTGCCGGAATTCCAAGTTGGATCATATCGTCAAAATCTACATTTCCCCCGGTCCCGAATTCAATATAAGGCGCGTAATCTTGCGCCGCAACGATTTCAACTTTTTTTCCTTTTTTTTCTGCTTTTATTGATTGTTTTAATTTACCGGTATCAACGGGAACTTGTGATTTTGCCATTCCGACAATTTCCAAACCCGTTCGACCAATTTCATTCGCCAACTTTTGTCCGCTGAATGCCCTTAATTTGTCCATTTTATTTTTTAAGGCGCCAAGATCCGATTGATTTATTTTTATATTCATTCCTTTGATCCTTGCGTTCCTTTTATTATTAAATAATTATCGTCTTTTATTAAAAAAACCTCGTTAATTCTGTAATCAAATTTTGAATCTGACGCGCTCAAATTAACAACATCCCCGATATTTATATTATAAGAATCTCCGGGATCATTTCGCAAAATGATTTCAACTTGTCGATCAATTTCGCGTTTGCCGAATGTATCAACAATTTCGCCGCCTTTATGATTGACGTTGGCCCATAATTCAAGATAAAAACTTCTTGTATTCTTAAAACCTCCGAAATTATCGCTTTGTTTTATGAATTTAAAAAAATAAACTTTTTTATTTAAGTTTCCCGGCTGCATTAAATAAACATTGTTTTAAGTGATGTCAAAAGTGTTTTGACTTTTGTTGGTATTTCCTGGACGCTTTTTGAATCTTGATCAAAATCCGCTCGGTTTTCGTACAATGTCGCGGCAAATTGCAAAATTGATTGTTTTGTTAATGAATTTCGGATCCCCTCCGTTTCGTATTTAACAAAAACATTTTTTTTTGGCGAATCAAATTCAATATTTTCTTTGTTAATTCCTAAAATTTGAAAAGGAATGTTGACATCGTTTTCGTCAACTATTGAAATAATTTGTTTAACCGGTCCAAATGGTAAAAGAATATTTTTTTCGGTTTCGCTTAAAAATAAAAGTCTTGTTTTTTCAACAATATCTTTTGAAATATAATTTTCACAAAAAATTGTTGATTGCCATAAAATCGCCTCCAATAAATCGTTGTCATAATCAAAATCAATTCTTAAATAATTTTTGATTTCTGATAACTCGACGACAACGCTCCCGGTTTGTGTGATTTTAATTTCCGTCATCGCTTTTTATTTCAACATGTTCGACCTTTAATTCCTTGGTTTCGATCTGATCTTTATTTTGTTTTTTGGATATTTTTTCCGCCAAACCTTTTTTGATCCAACTTGCAGCAATTGCAACCGGTAAATCAATTTTGTCTCCGGCTTCAAATCGTTTTCCGTCTCTTAAAATTGTGGTTTTACATTTTACTTTCATGATAAATATTTTTTGTAAAGATAAAAAAAAAGCGCCAAACATAAATTTGACGCCTTTTTAATCAAAACAAATATGAAAACATTTAAAGTAATGCAAAGTTATTAAAATTTTTTAAATATTTCTTTGAATCTAATTTGACGGATTGTTTGACGTCTGCATATCTGAAAATAAAGAAACCATTCATTCTTTCAAAATAAACCGCAAAAAAATCAACGTCTTTATTTTTATAAGATTTTCCGTCTGCATGTCTTAAAAAAACGCGATTGTTTTTCCTGGTTTTCTTGACTGATTTAATTTGTATTTTATAAAGTCCGGTTTTCGATTCGACAATACAATCATAAGGCGACGTATTTAATAAAGGGAATGAAACTTGGAGTCCGCGCTCCATTGCAAAAACTGCAAATTTGTACTCGGCAATACAACCAATTATGTTCGTGGTCATAAATCAAAGGTACAACAAAAAAAAAGCGCCCATAAAAACGGACGCTCGATCAAACAACATAAATAAAACTAATCTTTAACTCTTAAAACGCAAAACGCAATAAATAATAAATAAATTGTACAATACCAATCATAAAACAAAACGAATTGTCTTAATCCAAAATAGATCATTGATCCGGCGATTAAATATTTTAAATGTTTTTGATTCATAACATATCGGCTTCAAAACAAACATTTGAGCAAACTCCCTTGTCCTCGCTCATTGGACGTCCGCAAACGCTACATTCAAACTCCGGCTCGTTTGCCGGATCTAAATAATTTAAGTAATCCATTTGTATATCTTTTTAAATTAAACCTCTTAAAACGCTTTAAACGCCCTTTATATTAAACGCCGACAATAAGTTTTCAAACAAACGATTGAATTTGTTTTTTGCGTTGTGATTTTCGATCTGTTCTTTTGTGTAAACATGAACATGGATTGTTTTTGATCCTTTTACTTTTTCATGTATAATTGTTAAATTGTTTCTTGTAACCATTTTGATTTTATTTAAAAGGGACCAAAAATTTGATCCCTTTGATTAATGTTTTTTTTAAAAGTTTTGCGCATGTGCGTCGTTTTCTGAAATCTCAAAACCTGGCATTTCATCCAAACGATTGTTTATTGTTTTAACAAGGTTTTCAACGCTTGAAAATACTCGATACAACATAACTTTTTCGTCCGTTTCGTTTGATCTGAAAAAATCTTCGATTGTTTTGATTTCCTTGTTGATTCCTTTGTTGTATAAAAACCCGTCATAAATTCCGCAAATGAAATTTTCTAATCTGTTAAAGTTTGTTGATACATTTGACGCGTTGATCAATGAATGATTTGTGTCGTTGTATCTCACAACGTCAATGATTGTTTTTAAATCTCCGATCATTGATCTTTCAAGATTTGATAATACGTTCTTTTTGAATGTTCTGATTTCTTTTTGAGTTGTTTCGTTTAATGTTTGCATGATAAAAATTTTAATTATTAATGTTTGTTTGATGCAAAGATAAGAACATTATTGACTTTTAAAAGAATTTTTTTAGTTTTTTTTAAAATATTTTTTCAATTTTTATTTAACCTCCTGGAAATCAACGTGTTGTTTTGTAGAAAAAAAAACCGATCTCATTATAAAATCGTAATGGAGTCAAAATCGCATTTGACAAGTTTCGAGAACATTTTAAGGCGCTCCCAAAACAATATCGCGGCCGTACAATTTGCATTGCAAAGCCATTAACGATTCTAACTCCAAAACTTTACTCCGCCGGAAAACAAGAGGATTTTCGTGCCGGAAATGCCCTCTTTGACAAGACAAGCCACTCGGCGGAACTCTGCAAATATACAAAAAAAATAAATAGTGAATAGTTATAATTAAAAGGGAATAAAAGAAGAAAATCCCGATTAAAGCCAAATTAATGGCCAACCAGGATTTTCAAGTGAACGTGGCTTGAGTTGGGAAAACTAAGACCGGAAACTCCAACAACGGATCCGATCAACACGTTCAATGCAAAGATAATGAATTTTTATTTAATCAAAAAAAAAGGGACCGCAAATTAATGCGATCCCCATTTCATGGTTTTGATCCCGAATTTATGGAGTCTCCAATGCTGCTTTTGCAGTTGTGAAATCTCCGGCAACGAATGCGTTCGGTAAATAGTTGGTCAATGCAACTCTTTCAGAAACGCGGATTGTTACAAATCCCTCTCTGACGTTGATTCCGTCCTCTTTAAAGAACTCAACGTTGATTCCGTCTCTAACCCACAATTGAGTCCCAACACCAAAGTTTCCGATTAGGAAATCTCCGGCCGAGATTGCAGTATTAAGAACAACTTTAACGCCCATAAATACCGGCGAAATGCCGTTATAAACTTGGTCTTTTAAATAGTTGTTTGACGAATCTTTTAACAATAGTATTTTGTGAAAATCGCTTGGATTTAATAAAATTGTATCGGCTTCATAATTAGACGCTGCTAATTGGTTTAACGCTGCAACAATAACATCAAATTCATTTGCACTTTCAACAGAATTTGCTAAATCTCCGGCACTAAATGACGCCGCGTCCGTAATAATTCCGGATAAATTCGGCGATGATCCGTTTCCGTTCAATATTTGATCGTCCTCAACTTGCATAAGTTTTTCCGGCGCTCTTGCTGAAATATAACTTGTCAATTGTGGAGTATCTGCTAACATTTCTTCAGAAATTCGGAAATAAGTCCCGATTTTTCTAACGTTTGCGTCAACCGCCGTCATATCAAAGTCACTTTGATTCAATTCCGCTCCCTCTGCTTTTGCTGCTGATCCGTTTGAATACGACGATTCTTTAACGTAACGAACAACGTCGCTTTGTGTGCTTCCTTGTGCCAATAATTGTCTTATGTGCGTTGGACTTGTTGGATCAAATTTATATCCGTCAACTCTACTCGCCGGAATTACTTCTCCGGTAAAATCCGCTCCCGTCGTCATGTTTGCTTTTACAACAAATCTCGCGTTGGAATCCAATCCCTTTTGCAGTCCCTCAATTGCGCCGTTGTCCAATGCTTCTTTTAAAGCATTTTTAAACGTTGCTCTCTTTGGCGAACTGAAATTCTTTTTGTTTGATACTTCTATCGCATCAAGTCTTTGATTAATATTGTCGCTAATTGATTTAACCTCTGTCGCAACAACGTCATTTGTTTTTGCAACTAAAGTTTCAACGATCTCAATATTACTCGTTTCAATTTTTTGATCAATGGATTTGCTTATTGAATCCAATTGGTCTTTCATTTTATCGTCCATTTTTTTAATTTTTTAATGAATTTAATAAATAGTTTAACACTTCCGAATCATTGTTTTTTATTTCAACATTCGGCAAAGTGACGATTTCCGTCGGCTTTGTGAATTCAATAAATAATGATTTTAACTTTAATATTTCCGCTTCAATGGCGAATCCCATGTCGTCGGAAATTTCTCCTTTTCTTATTAGTTTTGATAAATTATCATATCTTTTTGCAAGTTTTTCAACGTCAATATTTCCCTTGACATCCAAAATCTTGGCTTGATCATTTGCGGCCAATGTAACGGCGCTAATTTCGTAAAGTTTAACTTCGTTGATCTCACGAAATCCGTCTTTGTTTGTTTTTTGAATTGGCATTATACCAACCGAATTTTCTGTAATAACTCCGGACTTCATTAATTCAACAACGTCTTTTCCCAATTGTGTTTTTGCAATTTCTGCAACAAAAACCAAACCTTTGTCATCCTCGTATAACTCCGTCATTTTTCCAATTGGTTGATTCATGTCATGTTGATACAAATATTTAACTCGATCGCCGTTTTCTGCAATTGTTTTTTTATACGCTCCTTTCATGATCACGTCATTGTCCGAGTCTTTATTCCCGAAATAACTTCCGTAACCTTTTATAATTCCGGCCTTTTCGTCCGCGTCAATTAATTCGCCAACGGGCGCCGCTTTGTATAATATTTGATTCATGATAAAAATTTTTGTAAATATACAAATTTTAAAAATTACTCCATTTTTGCCTCGCCTCGATCAAAGACAATATTGTTCTTTTGACCTGGAATTGGCTTGTCGTGCATAAACAAAACGCCCATTCCGAACGGAATGTCTCCTGGGAATGCGTCGCAACCCCCGGAAATTAAACGCAAATGTTTGCAATTATTGCAAATGAATGTTTTTTCTTTTGGACTACTCATTTTTTAAGATTTAAAGTTTTGATCAATCAATTCGCCAATTAAACGCGCATATTGTGACGGATTTGAACTCAAACGATATTCGGTCCAACCCTCGGCCAAAAATTCGTCAATGTCATGATTTGCGTATCGTCCCAAATATATTTCGTTGTACGCCTTATAATTGTTGGCTTGTTGATATTTTGCAATATCCGCGCGATATGAAACTCTTATTTCTTTTAATTTATTAAAAAATTCTCGATGTCTTGGATCATTTGATCTTGCCATTACATGCGCCATTTCATGAATCATTGTTGACAAATGGTTGTTTGCTTCGTCAACGGCGGATCCGAATCGTTTGACAAATTCCTCGGTTGAAACAATTCGATTTCGACTTGACCACCGATTGACCTCATCCCCGAAATTAATTTTTGTTAAATTACCTCCATTTCTTAAACTCGAAACATATCCATTTGCGCCTCTTGTTGATTTATTTAAAATTATAATTGCCCGTTGTAAATTTGCCTCGGTCCCAAAATTATATTGAGACATTAATTTTTTCAATTCTTGAATCCTTTCATTGTATTGCGCCAAGGTTAACGATCGACTCATTGTAATTTTGTCAATATTAAATCCGTATTGCGAAAACAAATCATTCAATTGATTCTTTGCTTCTTTTAATGTCTTTGCGGCGTCTGAAATCATTCTTTGCGCCGACGAAACCAATGTTGATCCAACGGCGGCAATTGCGTCGATCATTCCAAATCCGGTCGCGGATCCTCCGCCAAGTCCCAAAGCAAATCCGTCAATTCCGGCGGCTGCCTG